CGGAGTTCGTGGCAGTCCAGCCAGGATGCCGGACGATGCTGTCATCGGACGTGTTGATTTGACCGACAATGTCAACGATAGTCAGCGGTGTGACACTGTAGGACGTCACACCTGTCGCGCCACCTACAGTCTTTTGCCATCGATAGGCTGACTCGTCTTCGTGCCTGCCATCGTTGTTCTGTTGCCAGAAGCGGCGTGAATAGTAATAAGTGGTCGTGTCGACTTCGGCGACGATGGCCGGTGTGATGCGTTCGTGTTCGTAACCTAGACCACTGGGGACATAGTGACTATTCGTGAAGCCGTTCGTCGTGTCCTGCTTTAGCGTCGTGGTGCCGAGGTCAATCGCCCCTGTAGCGATGCGTAGACGCTGGCATGACGTAACACCGAAATAAGCCGAGTCGACGCTCTCTGAGCCAGCGTAGGAACTGCTAGAGGTATTCTTCCTCGGATAGGGATTGTCCTTTCCATCGGTGAGTGGAAGTGCGGAGACTGACCACGCATCCGGACTGCACAGGTCGATGGTCACTGTCTGATACGACGTAGTCGCAGCTGTGACGTTCCATGTCTTCGTGTTGCCATGAAAGTCCGTTATGACAAACGTCCCCGCCACGCCTGTCCCGCTTTGCGCCTTGATCTGGATGTCGAGGTAGCGATATCCGCTCATGCCTTCGTATGGTGCAAAGAGTCTGTCGTTACCTGTTCCGGCAATGCTTCGTGTCGTGGCATATGCCAGACTCCAGCCATTGAACCTGAAGCCACGGAACATGCACCGCGTCTCTGTATTCGCCTCGCCGGCAGCTGTAAGTGACGCGCCAGTGATGGCACACGAAATGCTTGCCGGGACATCATCGAGCGATGTAGTCAGAGTGTTCGACCCGTAGTCCGGATCCGTCAGGACCGTCGTGGTCGAGTAGTCCACAAACGTGTCTGACCCCGACATCGAGCCTGTTCCAGTTATTGCCCTGGACGAACCATCGAAGCCAGTCACGGTCACTGTGAGTGAGTCTGGATACGATGTCGACCACGCCCTGGTTCGACCAATGACAGCGACACTGCGATCTAGACACGAGCTCGTGCTGATGGTGGCCGCAGCAGTCTCGACGATACCTCCTCCGCCTGTCGTGCCAAGAACGCTGAGACTCCACTCCGTGGCGCTCTGCGCGTGGAAGGTGTGAGCATGCGTGATGTCATGCACTGCAACCGTGTTGACCTTCACCAAGGAAACAGCGAAGTCATGGCGAACATCACCGGAACTGAATCCATTCGCACTCAGGATCGCGGTGTAGTCTGCTGTTCGCCTAGATGTCGCAGCTGCTGACACGCTGACTGATCCACCATTCGCGGTAAGACTACAGGCAGCCGTTGCTCCACTTGTGGTCATCTCATACCATCGGTATGCAGTCTGTGGGGGAAACACAGTCGGCGCCACACTCGAGCTGTAGGCTGTCTCAGTGACATCCCACAGCTTGTCTGTCGATACCGATGCCGTAAACGTGCCAGCACATGTCACGCTGACATCGACATATGGTGTCGTCCCTGCGGCAGTTCCTGATGCAAGTATCACGAATCCGGTGTTCGTCGAACCGTGGCCGTTATTGACCGCCAGGTTCGCACGAAGTTCCCACGTCCAGGTTGCGAGAGGTGCTGGACAGTTAACACTAGTGGCAATCGCGAGCGAACCAAGGAATCCTAAATGTCCGCCAAAAGTAAAGTCAGTGTAATGCGTGTCGTAGTCTGGCTGCATCGGTTGCAGTGCGAACGTATTCCAAAGGCGTTCCGTGACGTTTTGCGTGTGCGACATCGTGAGCGTCGATGTACGTGTCCCATCGATGTAGGCCACTACTCGCCACCGTCATTGAGGTATAGACCACGATACTTCGCGCGACGGAACTGTCGGACGCCAGCCTCGACAACGAACTCAATGCTAGGAATGGCGATGATGCGATAGACACCCTTGATGGTCACTCCGTCAGGCTGCATGATGGTCACCACGTCACGAACCCATAAAGGTCTATTGTCGTTGCTTAAGACCAGAAAGTCACTCTCCCACTCGATCAGGATTCGACCTGTCATGAGTCGGTCTTTGAGAACAAGCATGGCCTCATAAGCCACAGAACTCGATGTGATGCTCGGATCACTGAGGATGTATGGCACCGGTCGACCTCGCCAGTTGTATGGCCTTGACGCAGGAGCAGTGCCAGCAGTCTGACTCGCATCGTCAGCTTCATAGGAATAGATCAGGTCGCCATTGCGCGGATCCTGTCCGATGACCGTGATCTGATTGCACTCTGGACTCTCGTAATGACCAGTCATCTTCCGGACCACACGCTTCTGTTGAAGAGCCGCAGTGACGCCAGCAGCAGCTGCGGCAGGGACACTCTGGTACAAAGTCATGACGCTGACCGATGAGAGGTCTAAAGGAGCCGACCACTGGTATTTGTAGCCACTCGATGTCGGAGACCATCCCGTGATGAAGGTCGCGGCGTAGTCGGTTTTAAGTTTGCCAATCATCGAAGCGATCGTGTCACCACGCTGAGGGACGAAGTTTGAATACCCGCGAGCGATGTCTGGACTGCGAGAAATATTGATTCCAAGCGCGTCGTTATACAGCAGGTAAGTTGCCGGAGGATAGCCAGCCATGGTCATCATGTCACCGATGGCGTTTTCTGCGGTGTACCCGTCGTAGAGGATTCCGTCCTGGAAGTAATACAGCTCGAAGTCTCGTGAACGATCCTGTCCTTCAAACTGTAATGTCGAGAACTTTAGTGATGTATCACCCTGCTCATACTGGATTTGCGGAGGCGCCAACGTGCCGCGAAAGATGTCGGTGTAGACAGCTGGATCTGCACTATTTGAGAGGGCTACACGAATGGGACGGTCACCTGTGATCTGCGGTTGTGCCACGCCAGCATCGAGAAGCTTCTGACGCCTGGCGCTCATCTTAAGCGTGGTACGCGAAGTCTCATCGACAGACAGGACCAGATCATCGATGTATTGCGTGATGTCGACTGGACCATTGTATGTTGATGTCGCAGCTGGTGTGCTGCTTGCCATCGCTGCTGAGACACCATATGTCTGCGTGTATGGACTCGGAGTTGTGATGGTCACCTTGATTCGCAGATTCTGAATGATTCCATCTGGCGTGTACGGAGAAAAACCATCGGTTACAGCGACGGCTGTAGTGACAGTCCCTGCGGATGTCCCAACGACATCACCCCACAACTGCGGGACGAATGTCGCACCAACCGGAGGCGGATATCGAAGCGTGATGTTTTTGCTGTAAAAGATTCCGGTGGTCTCATACGCGACAGGAGCGATCTGGACTGTTGGTCTACCGTATGGAACCTTCCAGGCAAATGAACCAGACGGCAGGATAGTGTTTCCCTCGACGTCATTGAGACCCTCGAAGGTGTGACAGAAGTTAGCACCGAAGGTCGAGGTTACGAGCACCTCACGACGCTTCAGCGGGATGATCATCAGGCTGACCTGACGCTGACCGACAGCACTGGCCGTGGTTACAGCTCGACCAGGATTCTTGTTCGTGTCGCTTTGGTCGTAGACGCCCTTCTGAATGCCGTCCTTGTAGACGATACACGAGCCATCACCACGGAATACCATCTCGACTGTCGATGCTGATCCATAGCCCCACTGCACTCGAAGGAATGGCAGTGATGATTTGTCGACCCAGTTCGGCACGTACGCGCTTATGTACCAGCCTTGATTCGCAACATACGACGCAGTCGTTTTGACATACTCCGCATTCGCAGTGCCCAGTGTCGTCGCTGTCAGGTAATAATCACCCGCCGCATTGATCTCCATCTGCTTCCAGACAGACCCTGTCACGAGCGTGTAGGCGCTTCGTGGCACTCTTGCATACAGTCCGCTGTAATTGCTAGACCACGCTTCAGTGACAGGCAATGGCGCTGGCATGGCGGTATTTGTCACGGAGTCAAACCAGCCGGTAGAGTTTGCACGGTCCCATGAAGTTCCGTCGGCACCAACACACACGCGCCCTAAGCCTGGACGTGGCTCGGGACAATCGACCTCGACCTTTAGCGGCCAGTTTGTTGCCATCTAGATTCGTCTCATTTCAGTGACCAGGTTCTGTCGCCCTTGCTGGATCATCATCTTCCGCATCGCGCGCTCGAGGTCCGTCGAAGCAGGAATAAGTGTCTGCGGGATGATGCCAACACCACCCTGGTTCGTTGCATTGTTGCCTGCATTGAGTTCTGCAGCTGTCACACCGATTGCGCCCAGGCGCCCACCACCGAAGGTTTGCTTCCGAAGGTCGAGCAGATCTCGAGTGGAGCCGGTGTTCTTCGCGATCTCGTAGAGATGACCTTCCATAGACTTCGCCATGTCGACAAATGCTGCCTGCATCTTGGCTGCATACGTTGCGATGTCTATCATTGTATTGATTAGACCACCGCCCTTGCCTTCGGTTGACTTTGCTGCACCAGCAGCTGCTTCTGCTGCTTTACCAATGCCTGTCGTGCCTGGAGGAGTTAGTTCACCAGCCTTGCCTGTGGCTTCGACTGTGGTTTTACCGACCTGCTGTGCCTTATCGATTTCATTAAATAAGGCATATGCACCGAATCCTGCCAGTGCAGCAGCTGCTAAAGCCGCAGCCGCTAGTGCAGGGTTTGCTGCTGCTTTACCAATAATCACCGCGACATTCAATGCCTTCATGGCTGCGACAGCACCCATAATGGCCTTCGCCACCAGGGAGAACTTTGATGCAACATCGACGAGGACCGCTGCTACACCTAACAATATAAAGGTCTTCATGACTATGTTTAAGGCACTGCCTTGGGTGGCCATAGTCTTTAATAAATTGGTTGCTACTTCTAGGCTTTTGATGATGTCTGGACCGAATGCAGACAGAAACGATGCGATGATTTGACCTAGTGCCACATTGAATCTGTATGTCGCATCACCGATGTTGTCCATGGCAGTCTGGATACCTGATGATGCTTGCGGAAGTTTAGTGAGTTCGATTGCAATCTTCCTGACAGCTTGAGCACCAGTGATTCCCATCTTTGAGATCGCTTCACCACTTCGTGTTCCGAACGCCGCCTCGATGGCATTTCCTGCGACAGCACTGGCTTCGACCAACTGATTTATTTCTTCTTGTGAAACAGTTGCCTTGCCAGCCATGTCGGTCAGACCTTTAGTCATCTGACCTAGTGTCTCAGCAGATCCACCAGTAGCAGCGATAGCGTTCGCCATTCCCTTTAGTGCTGATTCCGCTTCTCCAGCAGTGAGCTTCACCGAACGAAGGCCTATAAATCCACGAATGGATTGTTCGAGGTTAATGCCTGGAAGCGCTGCGATCTGTTCGAGGCGTCCCATCTGCGCTGTGAGTTCGTCTGTTGTGGTAACAGTGGTCGCGACAGCGCGTGTCAGTGAGTCATATTGTGCAGCTGCATCAAGTGCACCTTTAGCGAATCCAATGACTGCGCCACCGACGAGTAGACCTTTGACCTGACCTGCGAGAGCGGATGTACTGTCTTTGGTTTTGTCCAGGCTGTCAGCCGTTGACTTTGCTTCGGTCTTGATGTTCTTGAGCGACTGTACAGCATCACCGGCGCCTGTAATTTTGAAAACAATATCGAAAATGCCAAGCGCCATTAGAATGTCCTTTTCGCCAGCACCGACATCACGGCCTTGACGATCTCAACGATTTGATTTTCCCAGACTTCACCAGCCCATGCGACTTCGGCGAACTCATCCAGAGTCAAATCTGTCTCGCTGGGATGGCGCTTGAGATGCCTCACCGAAGTGTAGAGAATCCTCTGCGCCACCCCGCCTAGTCGTTTGGGACTTCGTCTACCGCCGCTTCGATATCAATCGGGAATGCCTTGGCAAACTCTCCGACAACATAGAGGTATATTTCGGAGCGATCACGGGCCAGCTGCGCGAAGCGTCGTCCGGGATTGATTTCACCATCGCCAGGCTGAATCACATAACAGCGCGCCATGATCATCAAAATCTGGAGCATCTGGTCAGGAAACTCAGGGAATCCAATCTTCAACGCCTTCTGTACTTCAGGTCGAGGGAATAGGTCGGATGCCTTCGGTTCACGAAATGTGAAACTGCCTGGCGCACCGATAAAGCGCTCGATGTCGACTACGTGATTTGGTCGACCTTCTGATTTAGGAATATTGTCAAAGATTGAACTCAAGTTATGATCCTGACAGACCAGTGATTCCGGACACGCCAAGCTTGATGGTCGCGGTTTCGGTCTGTGTTTCTTCCGGAGTCAGGGACAGCCCTGCTTCTGTAACCATACCAAAATACTTGACCACGTTGCCAGCAACGGACCCTGCGCCATCGAGGTCGACGTCAATCTCACAGCCGAATCCAACTTTGGTCGTGAAAAGAGGACCAGTGGTGTTGTCGATGTACAGCTCGAGGTTGACTGTTCCTGCCTGTGTCGTCGGAAGTGATGCTTCAAAAACGGCGCACAAAGCTGTGGCATTGACCATGTTCTGCGTGACAGTCGTGCTGAAGCTCTTCGCTAGACATTGAACCGAAGTCGCAGTCGTGGTCGGAAGTGCAGTCGTGTCGCCAGTCAAAGCGGCAGCGGTGAAAGTGATTGTAAGTGTTACATCTTTAGCGAGAAGCGGACGGGCCATAGTTATACCTCTGGTGTTATTGTGGCAACGTAAATCTGAGCGATGCCATTATCGACGCGACCATCCTGCGACACGTCGACAGATGAACTGACGGATGCGCGATTCAGGAAAAAGACAGGAGTCGTCGAGTTTACTGTCTGTCGGTTTAGTAGTGTATCGATTCGGTCTACAATGGCCTTGATGCGCGCCATCGAGACTGCACCAGACTGCGTGTCCCAGCACCACACCTGATGGCTTGATGTGGTCACGATGCGGCCACCACACATCGATGTCGTGTCAGTCTGGCCAGCGTCGGTGTGACGCACGACGATGTATGGCACCTGTGGCTGTCGAAGACTGATCGGGTCCTTCTCAGGAGCCAAGTACAAATAGATGCCCTGTTGGTAGGATGGCGATCGGTTGTCCACCGCCAGCAGTCCCTGGAGCGTTGCATCAGCTGTGAGTGTGTCATAGATCCACTCATCCACGACTAAGGATTCAACCATTGAAGTACTTCCTTATCACGCCAGTAAACACCGCCCATGCCTTCGTCGATGCTGGTATCGCGAACGGACGATTCTTCTTGAACTCGAGTATCTTGCCATAAGGCGCCGAGATGCTGATGATGTACTCGTAGTCGTTGACCTTACCGATTGTGATCGATGTCCGAAGATTACCAGTAGCCACAGCCGGTGCTTGTCCTGGCGCGGATGCTTGATACATCGTTTGTGTTCCTGGCAGCTTGTAGCGTCGTCCTGACTTTGCGCCTGTCATCAGTGCGATCATGCCAGTGTACGAAGCGCTCACTGCATTCTGGAGAAAAACAGCCAACATGCGAAAACGCTCCTCCGCATCGTCAAAGCCGGACAGGTCGACCTTGACGGTCACGGTGCGAGGACCTCGATGAGTAATGGACCGAAGCGTCGCACGGTAGTCGACACAGTGAAGGACAAAGTCAAGCGCACAACAGCTGCTGTTGGATATGCAGCCGGGTTCAGGACAGTCACAATGCCCTGTGAGGACAGAGACTTTGTGAGCGTGGCACTTCCTCCACCGAACGAATACGCGACGCCTGTGGCGGCTGTCGTGTATGTCGCCGCGAGAGTACCTGTCGTGATGTCAATCGGTGAGCCGTTGTCATCGACCAGGCGCAAAACGTAAGTGTGCCAGTCTCCGGTCCAGGCCGCGATCTGCGTGACCTGTTCCGGATCTTCGGTGATCTGTAAAATGTTTACGCTCATACTGGCCTCACATAAAGTCGAAGTGGTCCAAAGATCTGCGTGTCGGTCGCGCCTGTTGTCCTGGTCACAAGAACAGTGTACGTGCCAGACGTGTTCGTGACCGTAGTCGTGAGACCGAATGTCAGTCTGCCATTGTCCGCATACGTTGCAGTTCCGCTGTATGTTGCCCCGAGTGTCCCCGCTGCGCTGTAGACCTTCGCCGATGTTGTCGCACCAGTGATGTCGATGCCAGTGCCATTCGCGTCGGTGACCTGGACATCGACGGATGTCGCGGTTCCCACATTCACATCGAGCGGCTGATCAGCGCCGAGGCCATCAGCCAGGAGTTGATAGGGTCCGATGTGTACGCTGGTCGCAGCTGACACTGGCGTCAACAGATCTGCACTGATGTAGTCCGTCCCGTTGTGAAGGAGAGCGCCTTCCAACTCATTAGCAGCTGCGATGCTTGTTGAGACGCGTACAACGTCAGCATCCACATAACCCGTACCGTCGTGAAGTAATGCACCCTTTAAATATGTTGCGGCTGCTGCATCATTTTGTATGGCATG